TCTTTCGCCAAATTCATTTGTTGTAACATAATCCAAATTCATTGGTAAATCCACCAACCAAGTACCATTATCGTCAATAACTTGTCCCCCACTTTCAAGTTCATATTGTTCCAAAACTGGTTTACCCATATCATCGTTAAATATTGTTTGTCTTATAGCTAATATTTCACCAGGTCCTGTAGCTAAACTACATAATTCACCTTGTGCAAATTTTGGTTTACAACCACTTTTTAGTGCCAAGTTATCAACATCGGAAAACATTGACCCCATAAAAATTGCTGTTGGTTCAATTACTACACTGGCTTCAGCCGATAAATCAAAATCAGTTCTATTAATTCCAATATTACATAAATCAGGTTGACCCCATAATGGTTCAACTGTGATTACTCTATTTAAAGATATGATTTGTGGTAATTCATTAAGATTACTTGAAGACTTGAATTTTGTACCTGAAACTTGAGCTTCAGTAGCCAAACCAGTTCTGATTAAATCTTGTGGTGCTAATGAAAACTCTCCAATATCTGATAAGTCAACGTCAACGTGAATTGTTTGAACGCCAACTGGCACACCAAATATCATAAAGTCACCACTCTCATTTGTAATTGCGGTGTATCTATAATATTTGTCAAATACTTCAATGAAACTTTGATTAATTAAGATATCTTCCTTATCAAAAAATGACCCAGTTGGAACGTGGTTTGAATATGATTTTACATAAGGTAATAAGTTATATCTATACCCAACATCATTAATATCTGAAACTGCTTTATATGGATATATTTCAGAAACAATTGGGTTATTTTCGTCTTCAGTTGCTAATGGAACGAATATTGAAACCCTACAATTTGGGATTCCAAAACCATTATTAATACTTATTCTACCTATAACAACACCATAATCAGCACATTGTCTAGTATAAATCTCACTCTGTAATATCTTAAGTGAAAGGATTTCTAATGATTCAAAATCTTGTTCTAAATGTACATTAATTGACTTATCAACCCCGACTTGGGTTCTTATTCTATATGAGTTGGACATTAATTATCTTTTTTAGATAAATAGTTTATTTGCTATTTTCAATAAAAGATAACCAAGAATTAGAATAAATAAATTATCAAGAAAAATTAACAGTTTTAAGATTTTTAACCCTCACAACAATATCTTTGTTTGGAAATCTAACCTGATAAGTTTGACTTGGTTCTGCAAAGACTGTATCATCAATTAATTCAATTTGTCTAGTTGTTGAGTCAGCATATCTTTGTGATGTTTGTGATGATGAATATTGTCCACCAACCTTGTTAAACACTTGAATATCTGATAATGATAATACGCCATTTTGAGATTGAATTAATCTTCTTATTTCTGACACATTTACGTTTTGTCCCATTTGTCTATTACCTGGGTCCATATACTGAGAAACAATATCAATTATTTGTGTAACAAATGCACCTTGATTCTGACTATTATCTAACACAACGTCAATATTAAACCCTAAATCAATTACATTCGCAGTTTCAACTGAAACATAATCATTAATCATTCTATAGTTAGACAAATAATTGGCAACATTACTTTTTAATGTATTTGATATGATTTCAGTCAATCTTCCAGTATCATCATAAGATAACATTTTAATCTTAAGTTTGTTATTCTCTTCGGTTACAGAAACTTTGGCTGGAGCACCAAATTGTGATGGCATACCTCTGATTATTGATTCATAATCATTTATTGTTACTGCTCTATTCTGTGCCGCAAAATTATACGTAACCAAATTTCTTACCTCCTCAGTTGTTGGAGCTCCCGCCCCACCAATTGCTGCCGTAACATTTGTACAAGATAATGAATTAACAACACTTGTATTAACACTTGTTGATGGTCCGTTTACCGCAAAGGAAACTGTACCAATATTATTAATAACATTAACCCCTAAATTACTACCAGTTCCACCTCCAACTCTGTATTGGATGAATAACGTTGTATTAGCTTTTAAAGTACTACCTAATGCCAAATTATCAGAATACTTATATAGATTTAATTTAAATCCATTTCTTGCAAACTCTGCAAGTTGTTCATCAGCTGATTGCGTTCCACCACCAAAAGTCATTTTTAAAAATCCTTCAGGTGTAAATTCTGTAATAAATTTCGTGTTAGTTTGAATATATCTACCAACTTTAATACCAGGGTTATCTGAAACTTTGGTTGGGTCTTCAATAAAGACTCTGTCATCAATTAATGCTTTAACCTCATACCATCTATTTTCCAAACCTTGGAATTCTTGAGGTGCTGGTACACTCGCATATTGTGTTCCATCTTTAAGTAACACACTTGTAACACCCAAAACATTTCTTTCAGGTAAAAATAATTCATAAAATGGTCTTACATCATTTGGTGTAATTACTCTTTTGAATACCTTCGTTGTACCATTAACAACTGTTTCCCTTTTAACTATTGTATAATTTAATAGTATATTATTACTATCAAAATTGGGTATTTTAAGTCTATTAGGGAACCCATCCCCACCAACAGCTGAAGCAAAGTCAATATCATAAACAGTTTCAAATACTTGACCCGCACCATTTACTTGAGCACCTCTTCTTAGGATACCGCAATATCTTAAGTCTTCTTTATCTCCAAATGCAGGTACGGTTATACTAAAATCAACCAAAGCAACCGATGGTCTTTGACCTGGTACTTTCAAACCATAAGTTCTCGCAATATTGAAAACTGATGAACGTTGTTGAGCATATTGTAAAATGGTTTCTTGGATACTTCTATCAATGTTAAATTGAAGATTATCTGAAACCGCGGCATTTAAGTCCAATAAAGCCGAGAATACTGAAGCATCATTGAAGTTATCAATTAACTCAGGATAATATGTTCTTGTGAAATTAATCAGTTCTGTTCTAATGGACTGAAAATCTCTGGTTGTATATGATATTTTTTTGTTTGCCATATTGTTATACGTTAATAATTACAAAATCACTTGAATTGAAGGCTGAATCTGTGATTGTATAATCGATTTTAATTTTTGCTGTATGTTCTAACTGACCAATATTAGTCACTTTATATTCTCTTTCATTAGCGTCATTAACAAAAGTACCTTTATTTTCTTCACCTTCAGAAGCGGGTTTTATTGATATATTTGTAATTGTAATACCTGGTATATATTCAGCCACAGAGTCTCTAATTTCAGCCTCAATATCTGAAAATGTAGGACCATCCAATGGTTCAAAAATATATTCATAAAGTCTTGTACCAAAATCAGGTAAATAATATCTAGTTCCCTTTCTTGTTAAAAGTAAGTGTACCAAATTAGTTCTTATTTCTTCATCAGATGTTTGTGATAAAGACAAATAATTACCTTGATATGAATCTCTAAATGGAAAGTTTATTCCATATGTTTTACCATCTGCCATAATAATAAATATATAACCTAATATTTTTCAATAAATACCATAAAACAAAAAATCACGACATTATGTCGTGATTTATTATTTTAAGATGAACATCCAAAACATTCAAATGGTGAATCAGTTGGTTTACTAACAACTTCAACGTGTGGTAATGTTGGTGTTACTTTTGGTTTATCTATTTTTGATGTATCTATAGCCAAATGTTTTGCACCAGTTGATATTGCCTTAGTTCTTACATAATAACACAATGTTTTCAATCCTTTTTGCCAAGCGTGGAAATGTGATGATGTTATCTTTGATAAAGTTGGGTTACCCATATAGATATTCATTGATTGTGATTGGTCAATAAAAGGACCTCTATCTGCTGCCATATCAATCAATTCTCTCTGTGATATTTCCCATATTGTTTTATACTTCTTCATTAAATGTTCAATTCTTTTAACTTTGAAGTTGTATTTCTTATCTTCTGTATCCAAGTAATTGTTGAAGTTTATATTTTGAATTGACCCTTCATTTAGAATGATTTCATTTTTCAAATCTTCTCCCCAAATTCCAAGTTTTTCAAAGTCAGCAATTAGATATTTGTTAACAATCATAATCTCACCACCAACTACTCTTCGATTAAAGATTGCTGAATGTGCTGGTTCAGTCATTTCATAAGAACCTGTTATCTTAGCAGAACTCGCAACTGGCATCTGTGCTGTAAATAATGAATTACATATACCATACTTCATAACATTTTCTTTCAAACCTTTCCAATCCCATCTTCCTGATAAATCAGATTCAGTTAATCCCCACATATCATATTGGAAAACACCTTGCGACATTGGTGAACCTTTGAAATATTCATACCTTTGGTATTCTTCATCGTGAGCCAATTTATTGCTCTCAGTAATTGCTGCAAAGTATATTGTTTCAAATATTTCTTTATTTAACTTTTTAGCCTCATCTGATGTAAACTCATAATCCATTAGATAGAATACATCAGCTAAACCTTGAGTTCCAATAGCAATTGCTCTTTGTTCTCTACCACCCTTTTCACCCTTACTTGTTGAATAATTGTTGATATCAACAACTTTGTTCAACGCTCTTACTACTTTTCTGGTTTCGTTATAAAGTTCCTCAAAATCAAATTGCGCATCGTGTACGAAGTTCTTTAATACCATTGAAGAAAGGGTGCAGATTGCTGTAGTTTTTTCATCAGTATATTGATAAATCTCATTGCAAAGATTTGATTGTTTAATCACACCAATGTTTTGATGATTTGTCTTTTTATTAGCACTATCTTTAGAACATAGATATGGAACACCAGTCTCAATCTGAGATTCAATAACTTTAGTCCAAACATCTTGAGCTTTAATCTTTTTACCCAATCCCATACGTATGGCCTCATTATAAACATTCTCATATTCATCACCATAAACATCTTGTAATGCGGGTAATCCAGCTTTTTTGATGTCATTAGGGCAGAATAAATACCAATCACCATTTTCTCTTACGGCTCTCATAAAGTTATCAGGAATCCATAGAGCTGTAAATAAATCTCTAGCTCTTAGTTCTTCAGCACCTGTGTTCTTTTTGATTTCCAATAAATCAATGATGTCCTTATGCCAAGGTTCAAGATAAATTGCTGCAGAACCAGGTCTTCTACCTTGTTGATTAAAGAATCTTAATGACTCGTTAACAATCTTTAAATATTTTAACAATCCACCAGCAAAACCACCTGATGTAGATAATCTACTTTCCTTACTTCTAATATTTGACATACAAAGTCCAATACCCGCAGCATCAGCCGAATAAGTGGAAATGTCAGTCATTGTATTCAATAATCCTTCTCTTGAATCTTCATCATTATAATGTAATACACAAGATGCCAATTGAGGTATCTTTGTACCAGAATTAATCATAATTGGTGTTGCTGGAGAGATAAGTTGATTAGATAATGACTTGTAGTATTCAATAGCTTCTTCAAATGATTTTGTGACCCATAGAGCAACCCTCATATACATATGTTGGGGTCTTTCTATAGTCACACCCTCTGGTGTTTTAAGAAGATACATTTCATATAATGACCTCCAAGCAAAATAATCAAAGTTATAATCATTCTCGTGATTGATTATGTTATCAATATTAGACGCCCCATAACTTTCAATGGTTTTCATTAATGTCTCATTAACAATACCATCAACGTGTAAAGTGTGCATTGTATTTGAGAAACTTGGGTCAGTTTCTTTATGATATGATGATATAGCAACAGAGGAAGCCAATCTTGAATAATCGTGATGACTTCCAGTATATGATGCCGCAATTTCATAAATCAACTTATCAAGTTGTTTGGTTGAAATTACCCCCTCAGTTGGTACTGAGGTGATAACTTTAATGAATATTTGGTCAGAATTAACATTTAGGTTTTTACTTGCTCGTTTAATTCTTGTTTGTATTTTTGTGGGGTTAAATGATACCACCTCCCCATTTCTTTTTTTAATTCTTAATGACATAGTTATAAATTTAAAAATCGTCTGTAAATGAAATCGTTTCGTTCAATTTAGCTTTTTGATATTCCATTGTTCTTGATTCAAAGAAATTACCCTTTGTTTCAACCGCAATTTGTTCCATAAACTTGAATGGTTGTTCAACATTGAAATGTTTACTACATCCCATCTTTATTAGTAACCCATCGACTACAAATTCTAAATATTGCTTCATTAGATTTGAGTTCATTCCAATTAGAGAAACTGGTAAAGATTCTGTAATAAATTCCTTTTCAATTTCCAAAGCCGACAATAGAATTTCTTTAATTCTTTTTTCACTTGGTTTATTTTCAACGTGATTGTTCAATAAATGAATTGCGAAATCA